CTCGTACAGCCCATTCGAAAATTTGGCCAGATCGCGCTGTTCCATGAACACGACGCAGTCATCACCATTATTGGCAAGCTGCAAACGTATTCCACGGGCCAGGCCATAGGCATGGATCATGGACACCATCAGGACACAATTGCCCAAAGATGTGTTCATATCACCGCTCATGCGGCCACCTTCGGTGGTATATTCCAACTCACCATCAGGCGCACGCCCAACGCAACGGTTGCGTAACTGACACTTCAGCATGTTGGCCAACCGCTTGCGATCCTTACCATAAGGAAAACACGACAAATAAATGCCGTGCTCCCATTTAAGCGCAACTTCAGACACATGTTGATCAAATCGCGAGGCGTCCAAACCTACAGCGACTGGACGGTTAAACATTTCCCACTTTTCCTTTATCAAGCTAGCACTCTTGTAGATATCACACCCTTTCAACACTGTTTGGTGCCCAAACAGTCCCCCCAGGCTGTGGAAAACACGTTCCTCAATATGTTTGAGATACCTACCGATGCGTAAGTTGAACAAAGGACTCCTGGGTGAAATAACCCGAGGTACGGGATCCGTTTTAGTGGTCCTGTCCGTTTTCTCACACTTAATAAAAACCGAAACCTCAGCCTCCTCCTTGAGTGACCAGGAGGTGCACCTCATCCTCTCAAGGGCGTCTTGATACCTTGTTTTCTTGCGGCCCGAGTACGTATCTATGAATGATTCATAGGAAACAGGGGCGGTCTTAGGCAACAAAGGCAGCAACAACGTTCTCGTTCGGCTTAAACGAGAAAGGAAGACATCTGGATTCGGTAAAGGTGGGGACACAAACTTCCCATCTTTCTTCACAGTGAAGACTCTTTCCTTCACTGCACGCTCAAGTGTGGCAAAATCATGATTGAAAGGAATAATAGACACTTCCGGAGCCACCCGGGACACACGACAAAAACGACGACACTTAGTAAGTCCCAATTGAGTAGTTGTCCGCAAACGGCGAGGGGGGACAACTGCCTTACTAGGAAGGCATCCCTCGCCAGACAACTCAACTGGGCACCCCTATTCGGTAAAATCGGACCGTATCCTAAAGATACGACCGAACACCGACTTGCCATTCAACCGAGATTCCATAGCGCTGCTCATCATCATCATCCTGCACATGTGGAAATCCTTAGTGGGTATAAACGACATGAACAGAGCACGATCAATAGCCAAGTTCTTGTCGCTCGTCCTTAAATCAGGAAAACTCTGTTCCAGATATTTCTGGATCCATTTTCTGGTGACAAGCAAATTGGCCTCAGATAAAG